ATGATTGATAAGGTTGTAAGAGGCGATGTGTGTCTTGCGGACTTATCGCCAGTTGTTGGAAGTGAGCAAGGGGGAAAACGCCCTGTCCTCATCGTGCAAAATGATGTAGGAAATCACTTTAGTACAACGGTCATTGTAGCGGCGATTACCGCCAAACATACAAAGGCCAATATTCCAACGCATATTGAAATCAAAAAAGACCAATTCGGATTCGAACGCGACTCGGTAGTCTTACTCGAGCAATTACGAACGATTGATAAAGTCCGTATTCTTGAAAAGATTACGACCGTCGATAGTGACTTTATGAAAATCATTGATGCAGGACTCAAAGTGAGTCTGGGGTTAGAATAAAAACAGTCCTCTAAAAATTTAGAGGACATTTTTTGTTTTTAACGGAGAATTTCTCGAGAAAATTCCCTTGATTTACCATGGGGATGGTAGTATACTGGTTAAGTACCTTAAGTACAAATGCCTCCTTAGCTCAGTTGGTAGAGCAGTAGACTCTTAATCTATGGGTCACAGGTTCGAGCCCTGTAGGGGGCATTTTTTATGCTTATTTATAGGCTTTTCTAAAGGTTTTGTTCCGTGGATGTTCCGTGGGATAAAATCTTTATTATTTTTTCATTGTCAGATACTTCTAATTCTTTTATGACGTGAGCATACGTCTGCATAGTAACAGTTGGGTTAGCATGACCTAATCGTTTACTCACTGAAACGACTTGTACACCTTGAGATAGTAAGATACTTGCGTGTGTGTGCCTCAAGCTATGAAACCTAATTTTTCTCTCGATTTTCGCTTTTTTAAGTGTATTATCGAGAGTTTTTTTAACTCCGTTGTTAGTGATGTCATGAAACACTCTTTCCGTATCCTTCGGAAGTTGGAACAACAGTTTCATAACTTCGCTTGGAATTACAATAGTTCTTTTGGCGTTTTTTGTTTTTCCATCCGTAAAATCTCTGGTGTGTAATGAATCGAATCCTTTTTCGATTTTTACAGTGTTGGTTTCTTTATCTAAATTATCCCAAGTCAATCCAAGGCATTCTCCAAAACGCATTCCGCTTACCATTGCTAAAAGAATAATATAGCGTGATTGATATCTGGGATTGATACCATCCATTAACGCTGCATACAATCTTTGATATTCTTCGAAAGATAAAAACTTACTTTCTTCAGTAAACGCTCTTTCGTCATTCCCTTTTATTTTAACGAATTCACAAGGATTATACATAAGAACTCTGGTTTGAACCGCATGTTTAATAGCACCGCTTGTATAAGTGTGATACTTAGCAACAGATTCAGTTGATAACCTTTTTGCCAACTTGTTGATGTATGCTTGATAATTATCATGAGTGATATCTTTAAGCATGACATTGAAGTTCTTGCGAACATATCTAATGATCATATCTATACGCTTGGAAACGCCTAAAGAGACTGTTCCGTCTTTATATAGTTTTTTCCAATTCTCCATATAATCTGCAAGCAGCATTCGTTCTTTAGAGAAGTTCTTCCCTTGCAGCATTTCATTTTCACGCAATATCGATGCATCTTTGGCTTCAGCTTTGGTTTTAAATCCACTTTTCGAAACGGCTTTTTGTTTTCCGTTGTCATAGTAATAGACTTTGTAGGTCCAAGTTTTTCCGCGTTTATAAATACTTGCCATAGTTTACCATCCTTTCTGTTTATGGTAAAATAGGGCATAACAAATAGCCCTATTTTAGGGTGATTTTTGAACTCACCACACTGTATCCGCCAAGATTAAGAGTGTGGTGTTTTTTGTTGATAATTGTTTATTTATATCGAAAAAGGTTTCATAAAAAAATTCCTTTCTAAATGCGCAAAAGGGCCTCAATTAAATTGAGACCCTTTCGGTATGGTGCTTACGCGCACCTGTCCATCGATTACGTTCATTATATATGGTCTCAACGTTGAAAGTCAATGTTTTAGAGTTATAATCACGCGAAAGTCGCGCGATTAATTATCGTTATTTATAGCATAAACTCAACGTTTTAGTAATACTCTATTTTTGTAATCGCGCGAAAATTACTTTAATCCTAAGAGTTTAAAAATATCATTAGATTAATACTTTTCCAATAACTGACACTTTTTCTGCATCAACAACGATATCATCATATTTAGAATTTTCTGATTTTAAGACAATGTTTTCACCATCTCTAAATAAGTATTTGCATGTAACTCCTTCATCTTCGATTCTGACAATAGCAACTTCGCCATCTTCGACAGTCGGTTGATATCTTAGATATACTTCAGAACCTTTCTTGATAATCGGCTCCATCGAATCACCTATAATCTGTACAAGCTCGTTAGCACCATTAGGAACGATAGAAGAGGGAAGTACACCCATCTCAGCATCCACATCATCAACATGAATCATAGAACCTGCAGCAGATTGACGACCACGAACGAGGTAAACCACTTTTTCTTCTTGGATTCCGTTTTGCTCCTCTAATTGTCTTGAAGCATAGTCGTATACTTTAGTTTGTCTTTTTGAGTCTAGTTTGTTGTAAATATCTAATAAATCATTATTTGAAATTTTAATTCCCAACAAATATTCAGAGCTTACTCCTAAAGTATCAGCGAATAAATTTATCTTATTGATTGGTAGTTGTCTGCTTTTGTTGAAATATCTCGAGATGGAAGATTTTGGTAAATCCAATTTTCTAGCGAATTCGCTCAAGCTCCATCCTCTTTGATTGCATAAGTCGATAATAATATCAACAATTTCGGAATTTGTTCTCATGGTTTTGAAGCTCCTCCTTTTGCTTTATTTATGCCATTATTATATCACTAACGTTCCCAAAAAGAAACATTTTTTATTTTTTTTGATTTTAAGTGTTGACAAACGGGAACGACGGTGATATTATTAGGTCACGGTTAAGAAATTAGTCGTACAAAACACATGAAACAGTCACACAAATGAAACATAGATTAAAGGAGGTGATGAAGGTTTGAAAAAGATTCTATTTAACCCTAACCGTTTGAAAGCTGAACGAATTGCAAGAAATCTTTCTCAAGAAGAAGTCGCGATCAAATTAGGTAAAAATCGAACTTGGTTAGCAAAAAGAGAGAATGGGAATGTGGATGTCGGTGCGGATGACTTAGCAGCTATTGCGACAGTATTAAAGGTTGATGATTTATCAATTTTTTTTACATAAAACGTTCCCGAAAAGCAACGATTTAAGGAGGATGTGAAATGGATAAAGAATTAAATAAAGTACTTTCTAAACTTGAAGGAGGATACCTTCACAGACTAAACCAAGAATTAGAAATACCAGAAGATATAAAGAAAGAATTAGAAGAAATTTCTTCTAGAATTATTGCCATTTTTGAAGAAAAAAGCATGTCATACGCTAGTGCATACAACATGCTAGACCTAGTACACAAAGTACTAGAAGAAAAATCTACACGAGTTAAATTATAGCAACTAACTCAAAAACATCCGTATCTTTTACAGCAAGTACGGAAAGTTTTAAGCCAGTTTCTAAAAATAACACATCGTGGATTTGAGAAGGAACACTATCAATGTTCACTACTTTTTCTTTTTGAATTAACTCATCTAACAAATACGATTTCACTGGATTGTGAGAATCGGAAAGAAATGAAAAAGATTTAAATTCATCGGAGAATGTATTCTTTAATGAATTAGCATCTGATTCGAATAGAGATTCCATCGTAACACAATCTCGTTCCAGAATTGGTCCTTCTGGATAACCGTAATCTGTATAAGATTCAAAACAAGAGAAAGTAATTAATTGTCCGTTTAATGAATATACGAGTTTGTAATCAGAAAAATCTAGATTGTTTTTGTTTTTATTTCGTTTGAAAAACTCAACTCTAATTTCATTAGCACGGACGTTACTTAAATTTAGACCCATATAAAACACCTCCCTTCAGACACATTATAAGTCTGAAAATAGATGGTAACAATATGAAAATTAGAGAAAGGAGGAAAGAAAATGAGTATCGAAACATTATCAGATATTACAAAAATCGTTGTAGAAACAGACGAAAAAGACCCTAAAACCATTGCAGTCATCACGGCAGATGATATTGACAGTGCAGAAGGTTTTAGAGTCAGAATTACCCCTAAATATGAAATTGAAATAGGAGATGATACGAATGCACCATTACATGACATTTTATGAAGAAAATGGAATCAAGTACGCAGAGTCTTGGTTACAAATAAATTTTCTAAGTTGGTGTTTTTGCTTCTGGAAAATTAAAAAGGCCATCTCTTAAGAGACGACCCAATAAAACTATTTTTTGACCCATTTGTTCCCAGGTTTTTGAGTAGGTGGGAGACGGTCCCCCTTATCAATATGAACAACACGAGGTCGATTTACAGCACCGCCTTTAGGACCAACTTCTTGATATGTGCCTTTTGGCTGGTTATCTGTACCAGGTTTAATCGGTTTAGACATATAAACACCTCCTTTCCACAACACAATTATAGGCTTGAAAGAAGGTTACAACAATATGAAAAAATGAAAGGAGTAAAAACCATGACACTAGCAGAACAAATCAGGGAATATTTCAAGAAACATCCTTCTGCTACCTACGATGAAGTTGCGGAAGCAGTCAAAACAACCAACAGTACTGTTCGGACAAATGTTTGTAGAGACTTAAAAACTGGGAGATGTATTCGATTAGAAGATGGCTCTCTGGACTACTCAACCTACTTCGAAAAAGACATTTTACTAACTGAGTTAGTTGAGTGGAAGAACGAAACCAGACGAGAGTGGGTGGATATGTTAACGAGAGCTGCTGAGAAAGAAACAGATAGTAACACAATGCGTTTGTTAATCAAAGAAGCTAACAAACTCATGAAAGAGGTAACGAAGTAAAGGAGGGAGAACCATGGAACAATCAACGCTTGATTATTACGAACCAATATTTTTCGAAGTCGTAAAAAGAAACCCAGAAAAATTTGTTGGGCTAATAAAACCGTTTATTGACTCAAGAAGTAATCAAAGGTGGATAACGACTGAAGAACTGTGTGAAGCGATTGGAACAAGTTCCAGTTCGTGGCACAAAAGCGAAATTAGAAACCATCCTGTAGTGGTTGCAGCAAGAAGAACAGATACACGCCCATACAAATATCAAGCGAGCATGATTGATGAAATACAGAGAGTATGGGACGGAAGGAGAAAACGATGAGAACAGAGCGAAGATTAAAGAACACAGTACCATTCAAGAAATTCTTAGCTTGGTATTTGAAATGGTTAGGAATCGCGTTCGGATGTGTTAGTGCATTTCTAGTGATCGCATTGATGGTGCTGTTGTTTGTAGGAAAGGCGGTTGAACAACACGAATCAAAAGTGAATCTAATTAGAAGTGGACAATATGTAGAGCCTGATTTTCAGGAAACATGGAACAAAAAAAGCCAGCGCGGCAACGCTGACTAAATAAAAATATCCTAAGGAGATTATAACATAATGTACGGAAGTTTTGAAGCGTTACACAATAGATATCTTGAACCGCCTGAGGATAAAGTTTACGGATACGATTGGCAGGGAATGGAAATCTATCGTGGAGACCAGTATCGCATCATCGGAAAGGATAAAGTCCTTGAAGACGATGTGGAAGAATATTTAAGAAACCTATATTTAACAGAACCGCCAGTTACACGCATTAGAGCGTATGACTGGAAAGGAGAAAAAACAGACGAGGAATGTAATTACTACAATTTAGGCGGCGATTACGTTAACGAGGATGACGTAGACGAATACTTGAAAGAAAACTACTTAGAGTCATCGATTATAACAGCGGGAGAGTGAAACATGTTAAACAAATCAGAGAGCATTGAAAACTTATCAAAAGCAATGTCTGAATTTCAGAAGAATTTAAAACAACCATTAAAAGATGCAAACAACCCATTTTTCAAAAGCAAATATGTACCTTTAGAAAATGTAGTTGAAGCAATCACAGAAGCAGCAGGGCCGTTAGGAATTTCGTTCATGCAGTTTGCAAGTGGTGATGATAGCGGAAATATCGAGGTAGGAACGATTATTCTACATCAATCAGGGGAATACATTGAGTTTCCTAGCGTGAGAATGAAACCCGAAAAACAAACACCTCAAGCATACGGTAGTGCAATTACGTACGCTAAAAGATATGCGTTGAGCGCAGTGTTTGGTATCACATCAGACAAAGACGATGACGGAAACGAGGCGAGCGGTAACGGAAGAAAAAAGAAAGGGCCTCAAATCAGCGCGGAAAAACAATCTAAATGTGATTATCTTCAACAACTAGCAGAGTCAACACCCGAACGATTCGAGAAATTCAAAGAAATGCAATCCAAAGTGCAAGGCGCACCTACAGAAGAATGGAGCGATACATTGCTAGATAGAGCAATCAAGATGCTGCAAAGTATCCCTGAATCATTAACAGGAACGCGTGAAGAAGCGTAATGGATTACGAGGGAAAACTCAAGGCGGTTAATCAACACGATATACAAATAGCGCTAGAAGAAGATTTCAACCTTACAGAAGCTAGAAGAAGGACAGACAAAGGCGAAAATATCCGCTTGAAAGTGACGGTCATTGATAAACGTAGCATCACACCTAAACAACAAAAATTCATTCATGCGTTGTTTGGAGATGTGAGCGACTATACAGGCTATCCGTTGGAATGGGTCAAAGAAATGTTCAAAGCGTATTACAGTGAGTTGTACAACGTGGAAGGATTAAGCCTAGCGATGAACCACTGTAACATTACTCAAGCAAATCAACTGATTGAGCTGATTATAGAGTTTTGTTTTCAAAACGACATACCATTCCACTTTAAAGAATACTATCAAGCAGCTGACATGGCCCGTCTAGCGTTTCTGTTTGTTAAATATCGTACGTGCTTTATTTGTGGAAAACAACATAGCGATGTAGATCATGTAGACGCTGTAGGAATGGGAAACAATCGGAACAAGATAGACCACGCAAACAGATTTTACTATTGCTTATGCAGAACGCATCACACAGAACGGCACACGATAGGAGAAATCGCATTTGAAAATAAATATCATATCAAGCCAATCTTACTAAACGAGAAGGCAGTGAAAGAGCTAAGAATCGGCAAATAGGGAGAAAGGAGGTGCCGAATGAGAAGTTATTTCTCACACGATAGCAACGCAAGAAATTCGGACAAATTAATGAAGGTTCGAATGAAGTTAGGTGCGGAAGGCTATGGAATTTTCTTCATGTTGATTGAACGATTAAGAGAAGAAGAAGGCTACAAAAGCACAATCGATTACGACACACTAGCTTTTGATTTAAGAGTAGAACCTGAAAAAGTAAAACAAGTTGTTGAGAATTACGACTTATTCAAATTTACAGAAGATGGTAAATATTTCTATTCAGATAGCTTTAATGAGCGAATGGAAATGATGGATGTACGAGCGCAACAACGAAAATCCAAATCAAAAAAAGCAGCAGAAGCACGGTGGAATAAACAATCTGAAGATACAAGCAATGCTCAAGCATTACCCAAGCAATGCTCAAGCAATGCTCAAGCATTACCCAAGCAATGCTCAAGCAATGCTAAACCATGCCAATAAAATAAAACTAAATAAAATAAAACTAAATAAAACTAAATTAAATAAAAATAAAGTTGTAGTATCAGAAACAAACGAAACTAAAAACCTAGCAGACGAACCAGCAACAACAACTGAACAAAAACAAATTTCTGATGTTTTAAATTTTTATGAAAATCATTTCGGAATGACTAGCGACTATATTCGTCAATCGATTTTGAAATGGTGTAATGATTTAAACCCTGAACTCGTTAAACGAGCGCTAGAAATATCAGTTGAGGATAATGTTTTAAAATTCAGATATGCAAACGCAATTCTCGTTGATTGGGCAAGCAAGGGCATTGACACGTTAGAAAAAGCACTAGCGGAGGGCAACGCTAGACAAAAATCAAAACAGAATAACTACAACAAGCCTAGCGGTTACGTTGAGATTGTACCCGACTGGGTAAAATAACAGGAGGATAAATGAACGAGGCAGAAAAAGAAATACAGTTTTACAAGTCTAATCCAAAACAATACGCAAAACTAGTTAAACAAATCTCTAACTTGAAAACAACGGATGAAGGTTATCTTGAGAGAAAGAGAAAATTTATCCAAGAAGCAAAGGGAAAAGAGGGAGCAACTAATAAATAAATGTTTAGGAGATATTCAAAGTACAACGCTAAGAAAGTAGAAATTGACGGTATTAAGTTTGATAGCAAAGCGGAAGGCGAATATTACTTACACTTAAAGCAACAAGTGGCGGAACGTCAAATTTTAGGGTTTGAACGACAAAAAAGAATGTTGCTACAAGAAGGATTTAGCGTTGAAGGAGTTAAAGGGAAAATCAGACCTATCTTTTATGTAGTTGATTTTATCGTCACAGAAAATGACGGCACAATAACTTATATCGACGTGAAGGGCGTAGAAACAGACGTATTCAAGCTAAAGAAAAAGCTATTTATGAAACGATACAATACCGCATTACTGAAAGCTAAAAAGACAAAAGGAGGGTGGCAATATGAGTAAACAAATGACACCGATTGAAAGAGTAGTCCTATCGCTTATCCCGATTAGTGACGAACGCAGAGTGAATATAAAAGACATTGTAGCACAGACAAGACTTTCTACAAGACGAGTAAAGAAAATCATAGATCAGTTAATCAACAATTACGGTATCGTGATTGTAGGAGTAAGAAACGGGCGCACTGGATATTTTATACCAGTAACAGACCAAGCACGACAAGAGGGCGTATTGCCACTCAAAGCGCAGGCAATCAAAGAGTTTAAACGAGTAAACAAGATTCAAAAAGGAAACCTTGACGAATGGAAAAAATATATAGGAGATGTAGAAAATGATTAACAACGTAGTATTAGTAGGACGATTAACAAGGGCGGTAGATTTACGCTATACGAGCAACGGGACGGCTTATGCGTCGTTTACACTAGCGGCCGACCGTGATTTTAAAAATCAAAATGGCGAACGCGAAACAGATTTTATTAATTGTGTAATGTGGCGTAAACCAGCGGAAAACCTAGCGAACTACACTAAAAAAGGTTCGTTAATCGGGGTTGAGGGACGTATTCAGACACGAAACTACGATAACCAACAAGGACAACGCGTTTATGTAACCGAGGTACTAGCGGAAAAATTCAGTTTCCTAGAAAGCGCAAAAAAGGACGATAACGGCGTTTTGAACAACGGGGGTACAAATACCCTAGGAGTTAATAAAAATCAAAATTCGAGCGGAAATTTTGCAAAAAACGACCCTTTTACGGGTAGCGGGGATGTTATCGATGTTTTGGATTCTGATTTGCCATTTTAATTAAAAAGTATGTAAACGAGCTAACAGAAAAAGAGGTAAAAGATTGGTACGAGCAAAGACAGAAATAATTATAGACGGGGTAGGCTATCCGATAATTAAAGAGTTAGAGTTTAATTACGTGATCCAATACGGAAACGACAAGCGGTTATTTAACAAGCGTAAAAAACGGCTGGTAGGTTCCGGCTACAATGAAAAGAAACAGAAAAAGAACGCGACGGTAAGAACGGCACGAGGGCGGAATGGAGATTACGACCAAGTAGAGCATTTTAACCTTATACCGCGATTTAACAAGATACGCGAAAAAAACGATAGGTATACGTTACATGAGCTTGCTAGAAATATTGGAACAAGTCAGATGACGTTAAGCAATTTTAAAAACGGTAAGCGTGTTAACGGAACAACATTAAAAGTAATTCGGGAGTGGATATTAGAAAATGAGTAACTATTTAATCAAGATTGGAAATTTATATTACGCGGGTACGCATGACTTTACAACGGAACAAGGCTATTTAGATAGACAGCACCCGCGCGTGTTAATCAAACTAAACAAATTCGATTTTAACGCAACGCAATTCGCAAGTGAGAAATACGCTAGAGAGGTAGCGGACAAGTTAAGACTGAAATGTACGGTAGTTAAGAGCGCGGAACAAGAAGAACGCAAACCGAGCGTTGAATACTTAAAGAGCCCCGCGGTTGTAGCGGACGCATTAAAGGCAATTATAGACGAGTTTGGCGAACGTAAAGCCCGCGAGTTGTTAATGGTTTCTAGCTATACGTTTGACAAGATTTTAAACGGACAAGCGGACGACGTGTGGTTTAGGTTAATTCTAAACACACTAAAAACTATGATGAATCTAGGACACCGCGAGTTACAAATGTACGCCAATCATAGAAAAGACCTTGAATATAAGTTAAAGGGGTAATCGTATGGAAATAATGACTAAGGTTATATGCCCCTACTGTAAAGAATGGTTAGACATTGAGAGTTTTTTAACCATGGACGACCTAAAAAACGAATGTACTTACAAAGAGTGTTACGTGTGTAATAAACATTTCTCGCTTTATTTAAAAACTAATATTCACGCTAAGGCGGTAGATATTGAAACGGAAATAGAAGACCTTACACGGTCGATAGAGCTATTTAGAAAAATGGACGCAAGGCACCCGCTTTTAAAAAACGCACGAACTAATGAGTATTGCAAAAAGGTACTAGAAAAGCTATACAAGCTACAAAAGGAGAATGAAAAGAAATGAATAACGAACCAACACAAAAAGAACTAGAGCTTGAAATTATGGAACTAGAAACAATACTAGCAAACAAGAAAGAAAAGTTAGAAAGATTGAAATTTATTCATGAGAACGGACGTTATTATTTAAATTGGGACGGGTCTATTCACGAAATGGCACTGACCATGAATGATACGACAAAGGCAAGCGGTATTAAACAGGGGAATGTATTTAAAACAGTCGAAGACGCGGAAAAAGAACGCGACAGACGAGCGCTATTGTATGAGTTTAACCAATTTAAAAACGAACGTAATAACGGTTGGACGCCTAATTGGAACGACATTTCCGAGAATAAAAATTACATCTATTTCGGTTGCGAAAAAGTGTTATTAAACACGTATGTAAATACTACGCGAGAGTTTGTAACATTCGGTTATTTTCGTAATGATACGGACTGTACGGACGCTATCAAGAAATTCGGCGACAGAATTAAAAAGCTATACATTTACTAGGAGGGCGACGGTATGACCTTAACATTACAAGTGGACAGCGCTGGAGCACGACACGTAAAGATAGACGCGACAAATATTGACCGTATACAAGGCGAAACGGGCGGACGAAAAACAATCATTTGTTATAGAGGTGTAACGTGGAATAAAGAGGGCAAAATGGGCTACGTAAAAACGAATATAACAGTATTCGAGCTCGTGGAAGACGTTATTAAAAAGTTTGAGAAAACCGGGCAAAGAATGAAAAGTTTTCAATGCTACACGAACGATAAAGACATAGAGAGAGTTATCAACGGGGGTTACTTATAATGACAAAAGACACAATCTATTTAAAATCGGGCGACGCTTTCATAATCATGTGGGAGGATAGCGTCGAAATAGTACAGCCCGACGGTAACAGTTGCATAGCTAGACGGCTAGACGATAGCAAAAGTTCAGTCGAGCTAATCAAACGAACGCCGGACGAGGTAAAAGAAATTGCCGAGCGTTACGAGAAATCTCGGCCAAACGTTAATAATATGATTCCGCAATTAAAACAACAGTTAAACGTAAATAATGCAATTCCGCAATTTAACAAACCACTAAACACAATGACGCCAAAGAAAGAACAAGACGTTACGACAGTTTGCAACGTTCCAAAGTTTCACGGCCAAGACGTCGACTATTTAGACGAGAGGGTAACATTGGAACTAGGGCAAAAGATTATACGTATTTAGCGGGAGGCGTAAACATGGACACGGACTTAAAAGACCCGCGCGGTAAATTACGTTGTTTACAGCAAGCGGAAAACGAGAAACGAAAAGGAGTAAAGAACAATGAAATTTATAACACTAACCGACGCAAACCAAGAAACAAGAACATACACGATAAACGTTAATGATATCGCTTGTATTGAAACGTATGTAAACGACGACGGAAAGTTGTTTACATGGGTACATGGGCACGGAATTGAAGACGGCCAATTATGTGTTAAAGAAACGGGAGAACAAATTTTAAACGCGCTACAGCGACAACAAACGGTAGAAAAACTTTTAAAAAATGTTGTGAGGTAGTTATGCACAAAGCCGTAAAACACTATCGAACACACGATTTTTTAAGAAAGCTATTTAGAATAAAATCGCCGTCTAACAAATGGTTACAAGCAGGGCTAATATTCAATAAAGAGCTTGAAAAAGGATTTAATAAACAACCAAGAAACAAAGGGTTAGAACGATTATCAAAGGCACTAAAGGAAACGCAAAGGGGAATACATGGATAAAGCGGAACTAGCATATTTTGAAAAACTATTTAAAGAGTACTACTCTTACGACAAGAAAATACTTCTAAGGAAAGCGGAACTAGCAGTACGAGAGATTGACGAGAACGTGGGTGGCGGTAAGAGCAATATTAGAGCGAAAACAGTCGAAAACATGGTAATCAAGCAATTATCAGACGAACGCCTCGTATTTTTAGAAAACGCGAAAGACGCTATCGAGTACACGTTGGACGTGATCGAAATGATAAACCCGCATTTTAAAACGCTAATCGTTGAGAAATATTTCAAAAACGGCGGGATTGAAACGTGGGAAGACGTGGCGAAACGCGTGGGTTGGTCAACAAGTCAAGCGTACAATATCAGATATAAAACTTTAGAGATTTTCGCTAACAAGTTAGGACTAGCGAATACGCTTTAAACTTTAGAAAAAATGATGTAGTTTTCCACTAGCTTTTACGATATATTAGTATTGTGAAAGTTTAGCGGAAAGCTATTTCTTTTTACACTCTTTTTCTAAGGCGGGGAAACCTGACGCCCCGTTTTTACGCTCGGTAGTGTAACGTAACACACGCGCTCATTTATAAAACCTGTATCATAATGTCAGCTCCTTTAAAAGTTTGTATCTTCTACTGTTATGTATTTCAGCGCGAAACGTCGGTTCAAGCCCGACACGAGTGATAGCCAATTAAATGGCGAAAATTCCAACGAACTGTTATTCATGGTTGGAACTCCTAACATTCTTTTCCCTCTCGTCGCCTATCACGGGAGGGTTTTAATTAAATTTAATACATATTTCCCGGTCGTGGGTTCCCTATCCGGAAAGGGCACACGGAACACAAAAAGCAAAAGTTAACGCGTTTAGTTAACTACCGCCAACTTAAACGGGTTAGAGGCGAGAGTGCAATATGCTAGTTAGTAGGAGGGGCGCCGTTAATACCGTTTTAACACTACTACTAGTCTATGACACACAATGTATATACAGCTTACTACACCGCTGGTAGGGCAACGTTACGTTCACGGGTTGTTTGATAAGGATGAGTAAAGGCGCATAGCTAGCGACACTAAAGCCTGGTTAAATGACTCTAGTAATGGTTGTTGGGGTTCGACTCCTCATGTAGTATTATCCGTAAAGGAGAAACCATATAAATACAAGGCTTACTACTACTAGCCTAATGATACACACACTAAGAGCCTAGCGCTCATACTAAGACGTCTAATTAAAGGCGTCTTTTTTATTGTTTAGAAAAAGAGAAAAAGAAAAGAGGTAAAAGGAAATGGAAACAGATATTAGAAAACGTATCGAGTACGCGTTAATCAAGCGACTAGGAGTTAAAGGGTGTAAAAACGTCGAGATAGATAAAATAGACAGCTTACAAGAAAGACGCTATATGGTACCAGTCGGGGACATAGTGGACTATATGACGTTCGATAGAAAAGGTGAAATAAGTTGTTACGTGTTCATAACGGACAAAGAAGAACTATTTTACAACAAACACTACCCGTTACACGGACATAGAAATTTTTTCGTAATGCCGGAAGAATTATTTAACGAGGTAAATAGTAAAAGAGATTTTCTCGAAATGGTCGGTAAAGACACCGGAGTAATGACATTAAACGACAAAGACGAATTGTTAAGAGGGTTCGCATGTAGCAGAGTAGGGCTACCACCATGGAAAGCGACGTTATTATTAGAGTGTTTTGCAAGGGCTACGGCTAGAGAAACAGCGAAACTATACGAATTAGAATACAAGAACGAAACAACCTAGAGAGGGGTGTTTTTATATATCTATTAGGAGGTGGTTCAGTGAGTGAGTAAGTTAACAACAAAACAAGAAATATTTGTCCAACAACTAATCGCTGGACAATCTCAAAGGCAAGCGTATAGGAGTGCTTATCCGTCATCTGAAAAATGGAAAGATAATGTCGTTGATAATAAAGCTAGTGAATTGCTTAAAAATGGTGAGGTTTCGGTTAGGTATCGAGAACTATTAAAACAATTCTCAAATATGGCGCTTTGGTCTAGGGAGCAAGCGTTTAATGAATATGAGTGGCTCAAGAACAAAGCTAAAGCTAGTATTGAGAATGAAGGAGTAAGGCAAGCTAATTCCAATGCTTTCCTTGCATCGCTAGAAGGCATGAATAATATGTCCTTTAATGATTTAGAGTTAGCAGATAAGAAACTGAAACTTGAAATCGAGAAACTCCAGTCTCAAATTGAAGGAGATAGCGAACAAGATGACAAACTGATAGATTTCGCTAAGGCTTTAAGAGGTGCTTTTGATGACGAATAAGTTCACCAATAAACAAGAACAAGTCCTTAAACGAGTATTGAATGATGATTTCTTTATTTGTGGGCTGCATGGTGCGAAACGTTCAGGTAAGACTGTTCTAAATAACATAGTTTTTATGAATGAGATTGCACGAGTGAGAGAGACAGCAGATAGATTAAACATTGATGAACCAATGTACATCTTAGCTGGAACGTCTTCAACATCGATACAAAACAACATCATTCAAGAACTGTACAACATGTTCAGCATAGAACCGAAATACGATAAGCACGGAGCTTTTACTCTTTGTGGTGTTAAGGTGATCCAAGTTTATACAGGCTCAATTTCTGGATTAAAGCGCGCTCGTGGGTTTACTGCATTTGGTGCTTACATAAACGAGGCATCTCTTGCAAACGAACAAGTGTTCAAAGAAATCATCTCACGTTGTTCTGGAGAAGGAGCACGGATTGTTTGGGATAGTAACCCCGACATTCCAACGCACTGGCTCAGACGGGATTATATAAACTCTGGCGACGATATGATTATAGACTTTCATTTCAAGCTGGATGATAACACGTTCATGTCTGAAAGATATCGCAATAATATCAAGAATGCTACTCCAGAAGGCGTGTTTTACGATAGAGACATTCTAGGTATGTGGGTAACTGGTGAGGGCGTTGTTTATCGTGATTTCAGTGAAGATATGTTTGTGGATAGCATTCCAAAAAATATCACTAAGATATACGCTGGCGTTGACTGGGGTTATGATCACTATGGCTCTATCGTCGTTATAGGAGAAACTCCAGACGGTGAAGTTTATCTACTGGAAGAACATGCGTATCAGTACAAAGAGATAGACTTTTGGGTTGATGTTGCTAAGAATATCAAAGAACGATACGGCGATATTACTTTCTGGGCAGATAGCGCAAGACCTGAACATGTTGCTAGATTTCAAAGAGAAAGATTAAGAACATTTAACGCCAATAAAGCGGTTTTATCTGGTATTGAAGAAGTCGCTAAGCTGATGAAAGCTGGGCGTTTTTTTGTTGTTTCAAACAAGGTCAGCAAGTTCAAGGATGAAATTTACCAGTACATCTGGAATGAAAAGACAGGCGAACCAGTAAAAGAGAATGATGACGTGCTAGACGCGGTTCGTTATGCGATTTACTCACAACATTCTAACACTGGAAGTAAAATTAAAATGTTTAAAGGAGGATTTTAAATTTGGCAAAAGTTTTTGTTAACAAACGAAAAGTAATAACAACAACAAGCGATGTAGTGACTGAAGAAATCGTAACTGAAGCAATTAGGCTTCACATGAGTAAGTTAGTAAAGAATTATGTTGAGAGTGAGGATATGTATCTTTCCCAACATGAAGTTTTGAAACAGCCTAAGAAAGACCCTTGGAAGCCTGATAATCGTCTAGTGTTTAACTATGCTAAGTACATTGTTGATACTTTTACAGGTTATCAAATTGGTGTTCCTGTTAAAATTAAGCATGACGATGAAAATGTGAATAATTTTGTTGCTCATTTTCGTAAAATTAACGACATGGAAGACTCCGAGTTTGAATTGGCAAAGATGTCAAGCGTGTTCGGACATGCTTTTATTTATGTGTATCAAGATGAATATAAACGAACTAGAGCGACATACAATAGTCCGATTAATATGTTTATCGTCCATGATAACAGTATTGAGGAAAGACCATTATTTGCCGTGAGATATACGTTTAATGAAAACAATCAAACAGGAGTCGGGCAGGTTATCACAAACGACGAATTGATTGATGCTACATTTACAACTGGTGGGGTGGTAAGGTTTGGTGAACGTACTCAACACATTTACAACTCAATCCCAGTTGTTGAATTGATTGAGAATGAAGAGCGACAATGTATTTTCGAGAGCGTAAAAACATTGATTAATGCTTTAAATAAGGCAGCAAGCGAGAAAGCGAACGATGTTGACTACTTTGCGGACGCTTACTTGAAAGTGCTAGGAGTAGAGCTACAGGAAGAAGATGCAAGCCAAATTAGAGAAAACAGAATTTTCAACCTTTGGAAGAATGGAGACGGGGCTTTACCCGAAGTTGCTTTCCTTGAGAAACCAAGCTCTGATACAACTCAAGAAAATCTGATTAGTTTACTTAAAGAATCAATTTTCGCAATCTCAATGGTAGCGAATATGTCTGAGTCTGAGTTTGGGAACTCGTCTGGAACGGCTCTAGCTTTCAAATTGCAAGCGATGGATAACCTAGCTCGAATGAAAGACAGAAAGCTTCAATCTGCATTCAACCGCTTGTATCAAATTGTGTTCAGCGTTCCATTGACTACCGTATACGAGGACGCATGGACAGGATTGACTTACACGTTTACTAGAAATGTTCCTAGAAACATTCTTGAAGAGGCTCAAATTGTTGGACAGTTATCTGGTCAAGTGTCGGAGGAAACTAAGTTATCTGTTTTATCTATCATTGATGATCCGCAGAAAGAAATCGAAAGAATGGAACGTGAAGAGGAAGCAATGGGCGACCTTGAGACTCGTTTGGAAAAACAAAAAATCTACTCGGACGCTGAAATGGACGAAAGTCAGAAAGTTATAGCAGATGTTGGACAATAAGTATTGGGAAGACAGATATCGTGCTGAAGAAAAGGCTAGGGAACTAGCAGATAAGAGAGTAGCTTATCAACTGCACGGTGTCTATCAACAACACGCCAATAACATTCAAAAGGAAATCGATAGCTTTTGGCAAAGGTATGCTGATAAAGAAGGTATAACGAAGTTAGAAGCTAAACAACGAGCTGATAGGCTTGATATGGTTAGTGTCGAGTTTAAAGCTAAGCAGTTAGTCGAGCGCGCTAATCGTTTGAGAAAACGTGGCCAGAAAGTAACTAGCGAGGATTTCGCAAAAGCAGAAAATGACTTGATGAGATTGTATAACTTGAAGATGAAAACAAGTCGTCTTGAAGTGTTGCAAGCGAATATCAAGCTTCATCAGTATGATTTAGCTTTTAATGAGTTTGAAATAATTGATAAGCACTTGACTGAATCAATCAGACGTGAAAATCTGTTTAGCGCTGGTGTCTTGAATATGACACTCGGAAGTTTTGAATCTTCAAAAATATCTGCTGACTCTATCGTGTATGCCAATTTCAACAATGCAACGTGGTCGTCTAGAGTTTGGGAAAGACAGAACGAATTAAGAAACATTGTTAAAAAAGGAGTTGCTGATACTGTTTTAAGAGGTAAAGGCACAAACGTTCTGATTAACAGTCTAAAAAAAGAGTTTGATGTTTCCTATGGCTACGCTAGACGGTTAGCAGTAACGGAATCAGCAAGGGTATACTCAGAGGCACAGAAGGGCAACTATGATGCTAATGGTGTTGAATGGTTTGAAGTCATGACCGAATTAAAAGCGTGTCCGATTTGCCAACCGTTCAACGGGAAAATCTTCAAAGTATCAGAGATGGTTCCAGCATTGAACGCACCACCATTTCATCCTAACTGTAGATGCACGACGGTTCCGCATTTTAGGAAAGATTCAAAGCGATTACGTAGAGACGAAGAGTTTTTACATGCTGAAATGGACTTAATGGCTAAGCAACGCGCTTTCGTAGTAGGAAATGATGTCAGAGTTAAAACAAAGAAATTGAATAGAACGGTTCTTGATTTTTGGGTGCAAGATAACACCAAGAAAATGAGAGATACTGTTTTCAATGTCCAATCAAGCCTTATGAAATTAAATGATTTTTCAATCCCAACAGTTGTTTTTCTGAAAAAATCAAGGCTTCCTGGTTTTGCTGGGTATGATTACAAACAGGATATTCTATTTGTGAGTGATGCTCTTCATTCGGAAATAGAATTTGCTAAAGTTCTATCTGATAATTATTTTGCTGCTCAAAACATTAAAGATACCATGGTTCATGAACTAACGCATAAAAAACATTGGGATTCTGCTAAAGCATTTTACAAAGCCAACAAAAAGCGGTATAATAGTGTCGAACAAGCAATGTCTGAATTGAATTCCCCATTAGTATCGTATGTCAAGGAACAATTGAAACATGACTATAATTATCTTTATAGCATTAGCGATAATGCAGCTATTGCATTTTACAACAATAACATCAATGAGCTGGTTGCTGAAGTCGGGGTATTGGGAGATAAGGTTACAGACACAAATCTGTTAAATAAAGTCAAGGAGGTTCTATCATGGAAGTAATGGCTATGCCTAGTAAAGAAGTTTTGATTTTTACAAAACAAATCCGCCACTGGATTGTTGGTGATAAAACTATTTCAGAAAAGAAACAATTTATTTTCCGTGAGGATACTCCTGCTGAAATCTTAAAACTTTATCAAGATATAAAACCAAAACTTGAATTTGCTTATTAACAATAAAAAGCACTTAGAGAAATCTAAGTGCTTTTTTCGTGCTCAGAAAGGAGCGAGAAATGAAATATCGTAAAAAACCAGTAGTGATTGAGGCTGTACAGTTTAAAGATACGGAAGAATCAATTTTGGAGTTATCAGAATTAGGATTAGATCCAGTACGAATTGACTATGCTGATTTAAGCAATCCGCTTTTAAAAATTGAAACGCTTGGAGGTTTGATGATTGCAACAGAAGGTGACTACGTTATCAAAGGTGTGCAAGGTGAATTTTATCCATGCAAACATGACGTCTTTAAAGAAACATACGAAAAAGTAGAGGAGTAAAATAGGTTTATTTGGGATTTGGTATCGATTGCTTTTGGGTGGTCGGTATTTTTGTTTTTAACACTATTTAACATAGTATTTGTAAAAAAAGTGATTGAAAAAATCAAAAAATAATTTAACCGTACGGAATCCCGTACGGTTTTTATATTGTCCAAGCATTGAAGACTTTAAAAGCTATGGAAAATACAGTCGGGGACGACTTTAAAAATAGGAGGTTCGAAATGAACGAAGAAACACAAACAGTCGAAACGGTTGAAGAACAAAAGGTACCTGCAGAACCTGAAAAACAACCGCAAGACGAGAAGAAATACACGGACGCAGATGTCAATGCTATCATCGATAAGAAATTTGCTAAGTGGAAATCAGAGCAGGAAGCTAAGGAGAACGAAGCAAAAAAACTACGTGAGATGAACGAAAATCAGAAAGCTGAGTATGAGCGTAAGAAACAAGCTGATTATATTGCTGAACTGGAAGCTAAAATCAATCGTAGTGGACTAGAGCGAGAAGCTTCTAAAATGCTTTCT